CTGTGAATATTGTGCCAATTACATCTAGTGCAGGTTTCATTCTATCAAATGCTGCTTTTACACCATCAATAAATTCTGGCAATACTGCAAGCGCACCTTCTGCTAGTTCTACTAGGATAGGTAATAGTGCTGAAGTTATTTCTGTTCCTAGTCTGCCTGCTACTTCACCTAAGCGTCCCATGGTGTCACCAAATGCTTCTGCTTGATTTGCAGCGTCTAGACTTACTATGTTTGAATTTGCAGCAACGTCAGCAAGTGCATCACCTACACTTACGCCTTTGTCTGCGAGGTCTTGCATACCACCAAGTATCTTAGGACCAACCATTTCACCTAGCGCACCTTGTGCCTCTACAACTGTGAGTGTGCCATCTGCTAGTGCTGATGATACTGCTTCAAACAGTTGTGGAAACTCCAACAAGTCACCATTTGTGTCTAGTATTGAACTGCCTAGTTTTTCAAATGCTGCTACAGCAGGACCTTTGCCCTCGTCTGCTGCTTTTTGCAAGCGTGTGGTCATGTTGCGGAAAGCTCTGTCAGTTTCTGAAGCTGATATGCCCATTTCTGCAAGTAGGTTTGACGCTGTTTGGAAGCCTGCAAATTCTTCTTGTGTTGCTGCTCCTACGTTTCTAGCTGCTTTGGCTAGGTCATCCATTTCAGTAATTTGTTTGCCTATGCCTTCAATTGCTGCCATGCCACCTAGTGCTGCACCTGCTGCTACAGCTAATGGACCAAGTCTTGCAATTCCTGCGCCTAAACTTGCAATTGATCCTTTGCTTTTAGCAATGCCCTTTTCAGCGCCTTTAGTATCTACTTCTAGTATATAACGGTCTCTAATAGTTGCCATTATTTTAAGCCCCTCAATTTAACTCTTGCAAAGTCTATTGTAGGATCAGTCATGCCTTCTGGTGCTTGAGTGCTCCATCCTTTGTTGAGTCTGTTTGCGTATGCGTAATTGCCTTGAATTTCACCTCTTTTTAAATCAGTTGAACGTTTGGCATTACCTGTTCTAATCGGAGTTTGTTTAACAAATTCGTCATGCATGTCACCTGGTAAATCACGCAAGAATTTTTGTATTTGTTTCATCCTTGGGTCTATTTTGTTAGGTCCTACTCGACGCATTGCGCACTCTCTCTAATTGTTTTAACATGTCATCTTGTGTGAGTCCATGTGTATTATTCTGTTTTGGATTCTTTTGAATCCATGCTTCGTAGCCAACTCCAAATTCAGCACACTGTAGATCTAATGTATCTCCCCTTGCTGCAAGATCACTTGGTAAAACACCGTATCTACGTGCTGTAAAATCCAGCGTTATCCATGCAGTGACTTCCGCTGTTAAGCTGCGGTAGTCTGGGGTTGTGCGTTTCCCAATTCATGTATCGCTGCTTCTAGAATAGGAATCATAATATCTATAGGCAGGATTTCACCATCATTAAGCACAGGTAAGCCCTGTTCGTCCATGATGATTGTTTTTACTATTTCAAAAATTTCTGCGTGATCATCTTTAATCTGTGCTAACTGTAAATAAGTTGGAACTGATTGACGATCATACATCCAAAATTCTACAGGCTCACCATATGCTTCTACAATGGTGGGATTATCAACAGTAATTTTTTTGAGTTTGGGTTTGCGAGCTAGTTCTTTAATATTCATTTTATCTGGTCTCTTTCTATCAATTTGTTTGCTAAAACTACAAGGAAGTTCATTCTGCTTTGTGCTTTTTTTACGTCACGTTGAGCACATGATATTTCGTTGTTTGCTTTTGCTACTTCTGCAATTATACTCTGCAAGAGTTCGGTATTACTTTTTGTGTCCAGTATATCTGACATCTATCTATCCTTCATTAGTATTTATACAGAGGTCAAAAAAGGGCGCACGAAACGCCCTTTTTCTAGATATGTTTAGGCTACTGTGTAGTCGCCATCAACGGTTATTGTTATAGGTGATACCCAAACAGGTGCATCTGCACTAACTGTTGGAGCAAGACCTGTAATATAACCCACACCTGATATTGTTTTTCCATTAGTACCATCGTCGTTGTCACCTAAGTATAGGCTAAATTCAACTTTGGACTTGGCTGTGCTCATACCAAAAACACCTTTACCTGAGGCAGTTGTAGTTGCTGATACACCATCACCAAAGAAAACTGTTCCATCAACTACCAAGTTCATTGCTAATGAGTTGGTTGCTGTTGTTGCAATTTGCTGTTTGGATCCGGAATCTAACTGCGTCCATGTAAAGACATCGTTGGCTGCATTCACAGTAACATCCTGAAGTGCAGGAATGTTAAGGCTGTCATTAGTTGTGTCCGCTTCTATCTCTAGTGCTAGAGTAGCTTGGACACCTGCGACACCCGGTGCTGGATAAATGTATGCCATGTTGCTTTTCCTTTATGCTATTGTTGTTAATCGATATTCCAACTCTGTTACCAACAAATCACCAACATATTCAGTTGAGACGAGACATTCTCTTTGCGCTGAACCTGCTGAGTCTACTGTGTCTTTCAACTGTCGTAAACTTTGAATTGTTGATTCCAATCGAGTTGGAGGATTTTTTGCGTCAGTAGTGAAGAATACACTAACTGATGTAGTTTCTGTATTGATATTCACACTCCTATCAAGTGTCAATAACAATGGCGAGCTATCTATAGTATCGCGGTCTACAAATAGTGTTCGAGGATTTTTAACGTAACGAGGTGTCCCAGTTTCATCATAGGGCAATTCGTTACTAACGCTAAGACCGTTAACTGCTAGAGCTTGTATTTTGTCTAGTAGCTGTTGTCTCATCTACGTCTCCTCAAATTAAAGAAGCCTGGATCCTTCTCGTCCGATTGAATAGTTCCATCGTCGTCAAAGTCATACCAGTCTCCTGCAATGATCAATTCACCAAACAGCGCCTCTGCTCTAGTTTGGTAATATCCCATTTTGTTTCTCTCTGAATCAGCATCATCACCAAAGTCTGCAACTTGTGGTAATATGTAATCTGAAAGTGCAGTTGCTACACAAAGTTCTGTGAAGTCATCCTTTCTAGAAAGTATTCTATCAGGATCAACTGCTGGGATATCCGCTACTGTAGTGAAGCTGGTGGAGCTATCACGTTTAACATAATAATCTCTCCACCATCCACTTGCTCTAACACGATTTAGAATTCTATCAGTAGCTCTGATCAATGCTGTCTCTACTACATCGTCAGTTAAGCCTTCATTACTGTCAAACAACCTTGTGTCCTGAGTAAGAACATCGTCATACTCAGCAAAACTGATTGTAATTGAGTTTTCAATAATGAAAGCCATTCAACGCTCCTTACACGTTCACTAATTTAACGCCACGACCTGCGTCGATAACGCCAACGCCTGCATGTAGACTAGCAACGATATCTTGACCAACAGCCTCTGGACGGCGTGCTGTTTCGATATCAACATTTTTCTGCATAGCAATGCGCATTGCGTCACCAGCAAAAATAAAGCCTTTGTTAGCACCTGAGATGTAAGAACTTTGGAACATACGAATGCCTGCGACTGTGCCCAAGAAGCCATTTCTCATTGCTTCTGATTGGAAATCACCACCGGCATATGCTGTGCTACCAATGTCTTTCATTAGGTTAGCTGCTTCAGCTGCGCTTACGATACCCATAAGTGCGCCTGTTTCACCATTGCCACGGATCTGTGCTGCTGCGTCAAATAATGCATCAACAGTCATTGGATCTGAGTCTGAAGTTGAAGCTGTCAAGCCGTTCATTGCTGTGATAACTGCTGTGTCAAATGCTTTTGATACTGCGTTACCCAATACACGACCAACTTCTGCTGGATCAATTGCACCCAAGTCACGTAATACAGAACGAGCTGCATAAATGTCACACTGGATAGTGTTTTTTGTGTCAGCTGGAAGCACTGCGTCTAGATCAACGCCTGGTGCTGCTTCTGCTGATAGTGTTGTTGCTGTAACTGCTGCCAACTCTGGAACTTGTAGAAGTCCGTTTGGTGCAGATACAACTGGAACCATTCCACCACCTAAG